ATGATCATAACTGTGAGGACTAATCGTGGCAAACCCAAGAGATCTTGGACCGTTTTATTGGCACACCCTGGTTTACCCAGTAAAGCCTAAAGAACTTTGGGAACCAGCTGAAACCCAAGAAATTAGTGAACCTTTTAGGGGCGGTAAAGGTTTATCCATTAGACTACCCCTTACCAGATTAGCTTTAGTTGTAGGTAAGTGGGATGCATCATTTGAAGAAAGTCAGGCTTTAACAAACGCTATTAGGGGTAGAGTACTCCTTGAAGAAGAAACTGATTGGGAATACATACGATACGGAGTAAAAGAAGGGGATGATGTTTAAAAAGAACCCAGCACGTGAACGAACTCGTGTAGAAAAAAGAGTAGATTCTTTACCTACTTCTGAACTTTTACCTTGGACAGAAAACGCTCTGTACACCATCGGTAGAAACTTATCTTCTTGGCAAAGAACTCAGAACGAAGCTTCTTTAGAAGAGGCTAGAGTAGGCGCAGAAGCGCTCTACGTAATCCTAGAGGCACTAAAGAAACGACACGCTAATGAGCGACATTGAGTATGACGAGCAATTTGAAGAGATAGACCCAAACGAAGATTTATTTGAAGAGGAAGATCTATCACCAGAAGAAGAACCAGATGAGCTAGATGAACTCTCCAAAGAGTTTGTTAGAGCCCTGGTAGATAAAATAATGCAGTTTCAAGAAATGTTAGTTGGGTACAAGCTGCACCCCTATCAAACACCTTTGGCACGCAGAATTATAGAATCCGTCATTATTAACGATGGCGAAGAAGTAACCGCATTAGCTTCACGTCAGTCTGGTAAGTCTGAAACCATTGCAAATACAGTAGCAACGCTTATGGTTATTCTTCCTAAACTAGCTAAGATGTACCCTGATCTCCTTGGAAAATTTGGGGACGGTATTTGGGTGGGAATGTTTGCACCTATTCAGTCTCAGGTTGAAACCTTGTATGGAAGAACTGTATCTAGACTTACTAGCGAAAGAGCTTTAGAAGTTCTTGGAGATCCTGAAATTGACGATATGGCTACAAAAAGCCCAGGAGTTATTAGAAACATAAAGCTTAAGATGAGTGGAAGCACTCTTATGATGATGACTGCTAACCCTCGTGCAAAGATTGAATCTAAATCTTTTCATCTTATTATCATAGACGAGTGTCAAGAAGCAGACGACTTCGTAGTATCAAAGTCTATTGCTCCTATGGGTGCGTACTATAACGCTACAATTGTTAAGACCGGAACACCTAGCACTATGAAGAACAACTTCTATCGTGCTATCCAGTTAAACAAGAGACGACAAACCGGACGCTCCGCTAAGCAAAACCATTTTCAATGGGACTGGAAAGATGTGGCAAAAATAAATGCTAACTACGAAAAGTTCATTAAAAAAGAAATGCTCAGAATTGGCGAAGACTCTGATGAATTCCAGCTTTCATACAACTGCAAATGGTTGTTGGAAAGAGCGATGTTCGTTACATCCTCGATTATGGACGATCTTGGAGATACATCACAGGAAATTGTTAAAAGCTGGCATCGTTCGCCGGTGGTCGTTGGGATCGACCCGGCACGAAAGATGGACTCAACAGTAGTAACCGTTGTTTGGGTAGATTGGGATCGACCAGACGAGTTTGGTTACTATGACCATAGAATTTTAAATTGGCTTGAAATTCAGGGGGATGACTGGGAAGAACAGTATTTTCAAATAGTTAACTTTTTAGGCAACTACGACGTACTGGCTATTGGTGTTGACTCTAACGGAGTCGGGGATGCTGTAGCGGGGCGATTAAAGATATTAATGCCTAGAGCAGAGGTAATTCCCATAACTTCTAGCCCAACTGAGCAGTCTAAGCGATGGAAACATCTACAAGCTTTAATTCAACGGCAGATGGTTTCTTGGCCTTCTCACGCTAAAACACGTAGATTGCGGCTGTGGAAAAAGTTTTACCAACAAATGACGGATGCAGAAGTTAGATATAAAGGCCCCAATTTTATGGTGGCGGCACCTGACGAAGCCCACGCCCACGACGACTTTGTGGACTCCCTTTCTATCGCCTGCTCCATGACCCAGGACATGGTTATGCCCACAGTCGAAGTAAGTGCATCCCCATTTTTTTCTTAATTTAGCATTTAAAAGTTAATCTAAGGGTGGAGACTTATACCCGAGGACCCTCAATCCCTATGCATAAGGAGTAAATAATGGCAGTAGAGAACATTGCCCCAACCCCTCAGTTCCCTGAGAAAGTTGGAGCAACATACGAAAGAAAAATGGCAGAGTCAATGCCAGGCAATCGCGGCCCACTTCGTTTCGAAGAAGGCGTTGCAACTGATACAGATGTCCCAAATGATTTTCAGGTGGGATTAGATCAAGGATATGACACCCCAGCGGGTCGTCCAAACCACAACACAAATGTTATGGAAAAATATCCTGAAGAAACAATGAAACAACGTGCACATGTTGGCTCAGCCGCATGGGTAGAAGCCCCAACCTATCTTGGTGAATTTTCACAAGGTAACTTCGGAGATCACTCTCAGACAGTTATTGAAGAGGTAATCCGTTCAGGTGGCAGATATCAACGCATGAACCCTGCTCAAGTAGCAGATTAAATACAGTAGACTAGCTAAGCCTCCCAGCCTCGTACCCCTTCTCCGAGGCTGGGCGGTCTTACCTAGTATTAGGAAAGAAACAAAAAGTAAAAGGGGAGTTAATATTAGGATGGGGAGTCATAAATAATGGCCGGTGGCATTGATTTTTCACCTCCCAGTTACAGGGCTGCGTCATCCGATTTAACAATCTCAATTTCTCCTCTAGGTTTAGTTGAACTAGCTGATGAAGAATTTGAAGTTCATGGACCAAGATTAAATAGATATTCGCTTAACTGGGCAATGTACCTAGGTCACCATTGGTCGTACCGCCGTGAAATCGGTGAGTCCCAAATGGTTTACAATTATTATAGAGCTTTTACAGATTACATAATTAACTTTACATTTGGTCGTGGAGCATCTTTCCGAAGCCCATCAGCAACAGAAGCAATCATTCCTGACGTTCTAAAACGTGTGTGGGAAACAGATAACGATAAGCATTCTGTTATGTGGGAAATGGGACAGCAAGGCGGAGTTTCTGGAGACTGTTTTGTTAAAGTAGCTTATGAAGAAGGATTTGAAGACACTATTGGAAGAGTACATCCTGGAAGAGTTAGAATTCTTCCGCTTAACTCATCTTTCTGTTTTCCAGAGTTTCACCCGCACGATCGTACACGCTTAATCCGTTTTAAATTAAAATATCGCTTTTGGGGCACTTCCGCTGAAGGAACCCGTCAGGTATACACTTACACCGAAATCTTGACTGATGATCGTATTGAAGAATATATTAACGACGAAATTATAGACTCACGTCCAAACCCTATTGGCGTAGTGCCCGTCATCCACATCCCTAACGTACGAGTATCCGGATCCCCATGGGGACTATCTGATTGCCACGACATCATTGTTCTAAATCGTAATTACAACGAAGTAGCAACAGATGTAGCAGATATTGTCAACTACCATGCGGCACCCGTTACAGTTATCACCGGTGCTAAGGCCTCTTCCCTTGAAAAAGGTCCGAAGAAGGTCTGGGGCGGGCTACCAAAAGACGCTCAAGTCTTTAATCTAGAAGGCGGCGGACAAGGCCTTCAAGGTGCAATGGAATACCTAAAGGTAATTAAGACAGCTATGCATGAAATGATTGGTGTTCCTGAAACTGCTTTAGGACAAGTACAGCCAATTTCTAATACTTCAGGCGTTGCTTTGTCTATTCAATATCAGCCTTTGATGAATCGTTATCAACAGAAGATGATTCAATACGGTGAGGGCATGCAAAGAATCAATGAATTAGTTTTACTAACGCTAGCGTTTAAAGAACCAGAAGTATTTATTTATAACCCTGTAGTAAACGGGCCTATCAAGCCAGAACAATTGACTCAACTTGATCCTCAAGACCCTACTACGTTTCAAACTCAAGTTCATTTCCCACCTCCACTTCCTTTAGATAAACTTATTGTTCTTAATGAGATTCAAACAAAGATGGCTATGGGACTTGAAAGTCGTGAGGGTGCTTTGCGTCAACTTGGTGAAGAATTCCCAGATGAAAAACTAGAAGAAATTCGTTCAGAGCTTATCCGAGATGCCAAGGCAGACGGAGCCCTAGAGCTAATTAAAACTCAAATTACAGCCTCGATTGCATCCTTAACCGGCATGCTTCCTGATGGCGAAATGGTCCCTGGTTCAAAACCTGGGGAAGGCGTAGGACCTGGCCCAACTGGTCAGCCTGGAGTAGTAAGCCCAATGGAAGATGGGGTATTACAAGAACTCCAACAAGTACAAGTAGATCTGGTAACCAAAGCCTATGGAACAACTATTCCTAAGAATAGGACTCCGGACGAGGATAAACCAGAATAATAAGTTTAGGCAGACAAATTCGCAAGAGTTTGGAAACCTATTACCACTATCAATCCGCAGGTCATCGTGGCACTAAATCGGACAACGACCTCTTAAACCTAAGGACACAGCATGGCTGAAACAAAGAACCTAGTTGATACACCGGAAGCTCAGGAAGCATTTCTTACTGATATTCCAGTACCAACCGAAACAAAAGTAACACCAGTAAAAACAGATGTTTTATCGGACAAGTCTTATACAGAAGAAGATTTAAGACGAGTACGTGAACAAGAAAAGTCTAAGCTTTACCCACAAATCGATTCCTTAAAAGAAGAAGTAAACTTACTCAAAAAAGATCGTGAAGAACGAGTAGCCCAGGTGGAAGCTGAAAAAGCTGCTGCTGAGGAAGAGAATCGTAAGAAGGCTGAGTCCGAAATGGACATACGTCAGCTTCTTGAAATTAAGGAAAAAGAATGGGCTCAGAAGTTGGAAGTCGAACGCGCAGAACGCGAACGTGCTTTCACTCTCCTAGAGCGGGAGCGTCAGTATGCAGAACTCAGTGAGTACCGCACACGTCGCTTAGAAGATGAGCGTGACAACATCATGCCTGAGCTAGTAGATCTTATTTCAGGAAACACACCTGATGAGATAGAAAATAGTATTACAGGACTGCGAGAGAGATCTTCAAGGATCCTGGAATCGGCGCAATCTGCTATGCAGAACGCTAGAAAAGAAATGACCGGGAGTCGCGTAACAGCACCTCCCACCGGACCGATGGACACTAATATGGAGCAAAACTCGTTTACTGCGGAGCAAATTGCCGCAATGTCGGTTACTGAATACGCAAAATACCGAGGCAAGTTGTTGGGTAAATCCGCAACTGGTCAAGGCAAGGGAATCTTCGGGTAAGAAATTACCGAACTAATTAAATCTAACTAAGGAGTAATACCGACATGGCATCAGCCGTAACAGGTACCGGCAATTTAGCCGCAGCACCTACAGCATACTCTGGCTCCAATAGCCAGCTAACACAAGCAATTCAGACTATCTGGTCAAAGGAAATTCTTTTCCAGTCAATGCCAATTCTACGCTTCGAACAGTTCGCTGTTAAGAAGACAGAACTTGGAGTTGCACCTGGTCTCCAGATCAACTTCATGCGTTATAACAACCTCGGCTTCGCGGGTTCACTCGTTGAAGGCGTTCGTATGTCCACAAACGCACTAACAGCTCAACAGTTCTCAATCACAGTTGCAGAGCATGGCTATGCAATTGCTGTATCTGAGCTTCTATTGAACGCTTCATTTGATGACGTAATGGCTTCAGCCTCACGTCTACTTGGCCGCAACATGGCCCTATATCTAGATGGACAGGCTCGTGACACACTCATGGCCGCATCTTCAGTTATCTATGGCTATGACCGTTCAGGTCTTTCAGCTGCAAATGACTGGTACGGAACAGGTACCGCTGGTACAAACCGTGCATCTCTAACAGGTGAGTTCGCTCTATCTACAGCAACCGTTAAGGATGCAGTAGAGACACTTGCAACAAAGAACATTCCTCGCCTTGGTGAGACATATGTTGCATTCGTTCACCCACACCAGAGCCGTAAGCTTCGTGATAACCCAGAGTTTATCGAAGTAACAAAGTACGCAGCTCCAGGTAACTTCATGCTAGGTGAAATTGGTCGTCTATACGACACAGTATTCATCGAAACAACACAGATCGAAAAGGTTGTAGGCGGAGCTGGTTCAGGCTATTCAGCTGACACAGCAATTGCTGCAGGTTCAATCTCTTACCCAACCGGTGGAGGTTACACAACCCCAGCAACAAAGACAGGTAATGGTAACAAGGATCGTTACAGCGCAATCTTCATTGGAGATAACGCATTCGGTCACGCAATCTCTCTACCAGTTGAGCTCCGCGATGGCGGTATTCTTGACTTCGGTCGTGAGCATGCGCTTGCTTGGTACGCAATTTATGGTCTTGGCCTAATTACAGATCAGTCTGTAGTTCTAGCAGAAACCAACTAATTTAACCCGTTAAGGGGGTGGGCCTTAAAACCCACCCCTTCAACACAAACAATAGGAGAATACTAATCGTGTCAAAAGCAAAAGTAACAGACGTCACAGGACGTCAACGTGAAGCTCAAATTAAAGAGAACGCGGAAGCACTTGCACAACGTGCAGGTGAAATGTCAATGGCTACTGCAAATGCAGCAGCAAAGTTAGAGACAGAAATTTTAGACTTAACTAGTCCTAATACTGTAGCAACCGTTATTGATGAAGTTGAAACCGTAGGCGTAAGTCTTGCAGACGATACACAGGTTATCCGTGTCGCTGAAGACCTAGATTTTGTAACAATCGGCGTAGGAAATCACTATTCCTTCAAAGCCGGACAAAAGTACAAAGTATCTAAGCAAGTTGCTCAACACTTGCAAGAAAAGGGTTACTTGTACGACAGGCTATAAAAAGCCTAATATCTAGATCGCCCCCGTAGACAACTGCCCTCCCGTCTATGGGGGCCCTTAACGTTTGTCCTGAGTTATGACGGTAATCATGAGATTATATTGGTACAACAATTACCGGAGGTAACAGTGGCAACACTTACAGCACTTTCTGGTCGACTTAGGTCTGAACTAGGCGATTTAGGCCGTAGTTTTGAAGAGACCTTTACAGGGGATGGCGTTACTAAACGCTACCAATTAACAAACGCACCTGTAAAAGGGTCCACCCTTATAATTAAAGTTCAAGGAAGCAACGTATCTAGTACCACTTCTGTTGAAGAACAGTCCGGAATGGTAATACTAGCGAGTGCCCCTAGCTCTGGAGCGGTAATTACCGTGACCGGCACAATGTACCGATACTTTACAGATGTTGAAATTGAACAGTATGTTAACACTGCATTTTTAGAGCACGCAAGAAGCACCACAGATACTGCGGGCAGTAAAGCTACTCTCTTAACCCTTCCAGCAATTGATGAGTACCCATTAGTACTCCTAGCATCTACCTTTGCTTTATACACCCTTGCTACAGATGCTGCTTTTGATATTGATATTATTTCTCCAGACGGCGTGTCCATTCC